AAGTTACTAATTCACTAATTGTAAATCTATCTATTACTTCTAATTTGTTTTCTTCCATTAACTCTTTTAATGTTGAACAACCTATTTGTTTTGTCTTTTTTGTCATTGGTACACCAATACCTGTTGATTTTACAGAAGATGTAACAAAAACATTTTCGTATTCTATATCATAGTATAATTGATTACATACTATTTGACCTTGATCATTGTTTTCTATAACCACTAAAGCGTTATTGTACATTTTAGCGAATTTATGAATAATATCTGGAAATAGTAATGGAGATATCATATTATCTCTATATATACCAACTTGTTTAAAATGATTATCTGATATATCAAATATACTAAATGTTGAATAGTCTTGTCCACGACCTTTAGCTGTATCTACAGTCATAACATAAGTACCATCTCTCTTTGGTTCTTCATATAGATATACATTTTGTTTTGCCCATACAGGATCATGATGTTGTAATCCTAATAATGTATTAGCATTAATTAATGTATTACCTGTTCCTAAGAATGAATTTCCGAATTCTTGTTCGAACTGTAGTTCAGAAGTGTTAGCAATTGTCATTTTCTTCCAATCTTCATCTCTACCAGGAACATCCCACCAATTAACTTTAAAATCTTTATATTCGTTTTGTTTTTGTACTGCACCCTCATATAATTTGTGATACATATTTCCTATACCGTTTGCAGTAGATGTAATAATAACTTTTGATTTACCACCAGATGTAATAACAGGATATGTAGATGTATAGAACTGTTCTGCATTTTCTACAAATGCAAACTCATCAAGATATAGTAAGTTTACTGACATACCACGAATAGAATTGGCTCCTGTTGCTGATGCGACTATTCTACTATCATTTTCGAATTCTATCGAACCTCTATTCAATACTTTTGTACCTGGTTGTAAGAAAAATGGTACATGCTCTAACATTGTTGTAATACGAGCTAACATTTCTCTAGCTGTTTGTCCTTTGTTCGCTAGAATAGCTATTGTTTGTTCTGGTTGAAATAGTAGATACCAAATAAGATATGCACAGGCTGTAATTGATTTACCCGATTGCCTACATGCTAGAATAACACTAAATCTATTTTCGTCAAAATGATCTATTAATTCTTGCTGATATCCATAAAGTTTAAATGGTACTAAACCCTCATCAAGTGATATAATTTTAATATAATTTTCTATGAAATATATGGGATTCTCCATACATTTCTTATATTCTAATATCTGTTCTTCTGTCCATTCGGATTCAACGCCAGCTCGTTTGACATTGATATTACCGAGATAACCTTCATTCTTGTGCATTTCGTTTTAATAGTTTTTGTAGTTCTGTTGATGAACCTACAAATAAATTATTTTGAACTTTATCAGGCATAGAATCATCTTTATCTAATTGTTTCATCTTATGCTGTAAGTCTATAAGTTTTTCAGTAGTTTCTCCTACTGTTTTGATTAATTGTCCAGCTACTTCATAAACTCTTGGGTGTTCTGACTCTCTAGCTATGTCTAAGATACCTTCTATCGCATCTTGTCCTCTTTCTACAAGACCATAGAAAACTTCTCGACTATATTTGTAGTCTGAGCTTTGTTCTTCATGTTTGGAATTACTTATAGCAATAGTAGGAAGTTTCTTTTCTACTTCTACTATTTCTCCTTGTATATCAAGAAGCTCGTCTAATTTTTCATCAACTCTGCTCATAATATGTATTTATGACTATTTTGGATCGCTAGATTTATCGTCTGAATAAGTAACTGTTGGTTGTTCAAAGAAATCTGTTGTCTCGTTATATGTAAATGTTGTAGAATCTGGGTCAGCATCACTAGGGTTTGGCATGACTATTTGTTCAATAACTTTTCCGGCTGTATCTGAGCTAGATATTTTACCAGACCCCTTTTCAATATATGTTCTTGCTTTAACTGTTCTGATAATATCTGACTCTCGAACAGGACCATAGATGTAATTTTTCATAATAAACTCTAAGTCATATCTTAATACTTGTCTTGTTGAAAAATCACCCTCATATTCATCAGTTTGAGTAATACCTGTTAATGTAATTGGTACATCTCTTTTATCTTCCATATCTGGTACTGTATTAATCGTAACAGTATAATCAGGTGTAAAATATGGTAATATTTGTTCTATAATTTGTAACCCATCATCAGTATTTTTTACTAATACACTTAAACTAAATCCTAAATTATAAGGTGCCGGTGCATATTGATATCTCATATTGTTTGGATTACTTGTTAAAGTTTTCTTTAATTGAGTCTTTTTTGTCAATTTTCTACTAGCATCATAATCTATTGAAGTTAGTTCAAATCCCATTCTAGGAAGTGAAATAGCTGTTCTTGTAGTTGATAAATCTACTTGTTGTAATCTAGCTATCCATTTTTGTCTAGGTCCATAGGCTAAAGGAACTTTCATTGTAGTTCCATCTGATCTTTTAACACTTATATTATTAAACAATGTACCAAAAACTGATACAGCTCGTTTAATTGTTTCGTGATAAAAATGTTCTCCAAACATTATGTAGATTCTCCAAATGGATTACTTTCTGAGAAATCAATAATCCCATCAGCATCTGTTTCTATTTCTAAGTTAAACGCACCTGGATCAGTTGATAATTCTAATTCAGATGATATTGAAGAAATACTTCTTCTAGATACTAGATTATCTTCAAGAACTATAGTATCGAAAGAAGATGAATCTCCTGTTCCTGATTCTAATAAGAATGCTGTTCCATCTGTTTCTTGTGCTATGTTATCTGTACCTGTACTTCCGTCTGTAATGTATGAAGGTATCTCAACGCCTGCTGTTCCGTTTTCAAAGTCAATAAAGTATCCTTCTTGTCCTGTACCTTGAAGTACAATTTTATCTCCTTCAGAACTTGCTTCCATTTCAATATAACCTGCTGTAGTATCTGTTGTTAAGAATGTTGTATATGTAGCAGGATCTCCTGTATCAGTTGTTTTAATAGATGATACTGTTAATTTATTAGTATCTTCACTCCAACTTGATACTGTAGCTGATACAACAATTCCTGTATCAGATACTAACTGACTGACTGTTTCACCAACAACAAAATCTCTTAATGTTGGAGTATCTGCTAATGTTAATGTAATAGCGGCCGCTTGTGCTAATTCTAAATCAGTATCAAGCTCAGGAACTTCTGTATCAAATTTTTCACCAGAGTATTCAAATAAGTCGCAACTCATTTTAAATACAAACAGTTTACCTAATTGATAAAAAGGATTTTCGTGTTCTACAAATTTTATTTCAAAAAGACTTTTTGATAATGGGAAGTATATTAAATCTCCTTCATTGGGTCTTAATCCTGTTGCAAGATTAGTATCTAATGATACAAATCTCTCCCAACTTCTTCTTGAAATAACAAAAGTAGCTTGGTCTCTAATTTCTACTCCAAATTTAGCGTATAAATCTCCTTCACCTTCAAATCCTTCAACATTCTCAATATACATTTCAACTTCGTATGCATCTTCAAAAGTAGAATTAGCCGCTTCACCAAGTATTGTATCTTCATTGACTATTTTTCTAGGTAGATAATAACAATTATGTCCATACATGCGTAAGGACTCAACAACTAAATCTTCTACAAGATTTTGTTCTGTTTGAACAGCTTGACTAAAATGAACATTTGTTGCCATTAATTATCCTTCTAAAGTTGTTATTCTAGCTTTAGCTGCATCTAGTTCAGCTGAAAGTTCTTGTATAGCTTTTGTTAAGTAAGCAACTAAACCTACTGTATTGAGACTTAACCCTGTCATTTTTAAATTATCAGGATCATATTCTTCACCTTGAACAAGTGTATTATCTGATACAACGGATTTAACTTCTTGTGCTATAAATCCTACTGAGTCTCCTCTAGCTGCCTTTTCATCTTTCCATGTGAATGTTCTTGGTTTTAATTGTTTGACTATACTCAAAGTATTACCTAAGTCAGCCACATTTTCTTTGAAACCCAAATCAGAAGTATCATTTAAGTCTCCTGATACAACACCATTACCACTTGATATTGTTAGTTTGGCATCACCAAGTTCTGCAGAAGCTGCTTCAGAAGTAGAATTGACTAGAAAAACCATATCCCTTCTGGCTGCACCATCACCATGTGCCCTAGCTGCTATAGCTGTGTGCCTATAAGAATTATTACCCTCAAAGTAACCAAAAGACATTCCACTAATATAACCATCAGCATTTGCATTAGAAGCTGTGTTAATTGGACCAACATGAGAAAACGCACCGGCAGTAGCTACATCACCATTACTTGACCCTGTTTGTACTGTTAATGTACTGTATGCAGCTGCTGTTTTATTGGCTCCTGTAGTTCCTGAATTTGCACCATTTATAGCTAAATGACCAGCATGAGTTAATCTCATATACTCTCTATAAGTGTTAGAATCACCTTCATATCCCTGCCATAGAAAATCTGCTATATCAGTTGAAGCAGTTTGTCTTACATAACCAAAGAAACCTTCAGTATTACCTTCATGTGTAAATCTTATAGAAGCATAATGATTCTCATCATTGTCAGCATTTAAGCTTAATAATGAACCGTCGTTGAAGTCATTATTCGTATAATCATCGGTAGCAGTCGCAGCTGCGATAATTTGAATTGAAGTACTGTTTGATTGACTTGCAACCGGTGTACCACCTACACCAAATCGACCATTAGCATCAATACGCATTCTTTCTGCACCGGCCGTATCAAAGGTTAATGCATCACTTCCGTGCTCATATATAACTCCACCTCTATTATTTGCATCTGGATCTGAAAAGAATAAACCTGCATTAGCATTATTGGCTGAAGCTAAGTTAATATAAGTTGCTCCAGCATTATCTAAGAATAAAGCTGTCCTAGAGTTTCCTTCTGCTAATCCTGTTGTGCCGTCTGGTCCACATATATGTAATGGTCTATCAGGAGAAGTTTCTGCGATTCCAACATTTCCATTCATAATTACACCATTTTGATTAGCTACTAGTCTGTAAGCTCCATTATTAGCATCTGCTCTGAACACTTCACCAGATGTAGCAACTACTTCTAACTTAGCATTTGTAGCTGTTGTAGTTCCTATACCAACATTTCCACCTTCAGACATATCTACAGTAAGAGCTGTAACGGCTGAACCACCATCATCTCCTTTCAAGATAATATCTTTATCTTGAACAGCAGAAGTAATTACAAAATCAGAACTTGAATTAGTAAATGTTCCAATATGTGTTCCACCATCTGAAACTTTTACATCTCCACCGTCTGCGTCAAGTATTATATCTCCAGCTACATCTAAAGTTAAGTCTCCAGAAGATAGATCAATTTCTGTTCCGTCTATAGTAATGTTGTCTATCGCTACACCAGAATTAGCTGTTAATTTTTGGTTAGCATCAACTGTAAGAGCTGTTGTGCCACCTGTGGCTATTGTGATTACATCTGAACCACTAAATGTGATTGATGTATTTGTGTCAGCATCACCTGAAATAGAGTCTAACTGAATATCTCCTACATTCGTTAAGTCTAAATCACTTAATGAACCTACTAATGCTCCTGTTACTTTTGTATAAGCCATCTTATATCAACCTCTGTTCTATTTGTTCTATTCTTTTTTCTAAATCTGTTATTGTTTGATCTCTGTTAGTTAATTCTTGATCTAATTCTTGTATTGCTTTAACTAATACAGCTGTTAGCGCACCATAATTTAAACCTTTAATTGATTCAACATTATCGTTATCAGCTGCTGATTCACTTACTATTTCTGGTATAAATTCTTCTACTTCTTGTGCTATGAATCCTATTGAATT